AATTTTGCTTATCCTTCTACTTATTAACCGCGTTATTTTATCGTCAAGCTTTTTCGATCTCCCTATAAATTGCCTCTTTGGCATTTTAAACCCTTTTCCTCTTCCTGCTCTTAACCCTGCATTGTGAACGCCTGCGTAAACAGCCGCTTTTCCTTTAACACCTATAACCGCCTCGTTTTTAGTTGTTCTGCCCCTAGCTATTGACCTGTAAAGCCTGGAACCTCTGCCGCCTCTGTTTGCCTTACCTATTAAAACACCACGCCCAGGGTCAACGTTCTTTTTTCTCTTTTTCCACTTAGTTAGAGACCTATCTAAAAAACCCTGCCTTCTAAAGTTTTCTGTGAAAAAATTAACGGACTCATTAGCTGCAATAGATAATAAATTTTTTACCTCCTTTTTTATTTTACCCCTATGCTCGGAAATCAAAGGGCCTAAGTTTGTTCTAGCCATTCCCTGGTATTGGTAAATTAAAATTGTTCCCCTTTAATTCCTCAAATTGGGGGCTCACTATGTAATACGGGTGTTCAGGACCAAACAAAACCTTTTGCTTTCCTACGTTTACTTTCATGCTTTCAGGTATTTCAGGAGTTTTTATTTCGCTGTTTGGAGTCTCTACCGCTTCCGCTTCCTGTAAAACAGTACAACGGCAATTCCAACCGTTAGGAGGGTAAAAAGTATCCCAAAAATCATCGTCAACCCGCTTAATAATACCATCAAGCGGCGCGTGATCTGGACGAACTCGTGCGTCGCCCGCTGTAACATAGCGTAAATACGGTAAAAAATCTTTGTCTTTCTCAATTTCTAACCATTTGCTAGCCATTTGAGCGGAATTGCTCGCTTGAGCTATTTCAGTCTTTAACCATTCTTTATTGTACTTTCCGAAAATTTCCCTTGCTTTAGCCTCATAGTCTCCAAAGTTTCTAAGGTTTCCGTTTTCATCCAAAATGAAGTCGCTCATTTCCTTAACCTGTTGGAATGTTTTAGCCGCAGAAAATTGAAAGCCATTATTTTTTAACGCTCTTATAAAATCCTCGTCCTCTAGTCCAACTAATCCGCCGCCTAACTCCAAACCGTTTTCAGCCCCAGAGTTTATAAATTCCGCAAGCCGCAAATAAAGTTGTTCTGGTAAGTTTTCCGGAGTTACTTCACCAGCATAAACCCCAGCAATTAAAGAGTCAATTAAATCGTCCGACCATTCGGGGTCTAGAATATCGCTAGAGTCTATTTGGTTTGTAAAGCAATCGCAAACAACCTCCTTAGTCATTAGAGCGTTTATATCAACGAAAAGGGCTTTTTTTTTAAGTGAGTTTTCCAACTCGCTTGGTTTTGCTTCCTCTGTTGTCTCTACAGGTGTTCCGTATGTTTCTGTAATGTATTCCGCTGGTATGTTGTAAGCGCCTGTTTTAATTAGATCGATGTCTCTCTCAAATTGTTCTTGCTTGCTTATCTGCTCCGAGTCGTCAAAAACCCACTTGCCAGTAATGTTAAAACCGTGCCATCTGTTTAATAATGGTATAACCTCCTCGTTAACCCACTCCTCTATGTAAAAAGCGTCGGATTTAACTATGCTTTTTAAAGCTTGCTCGTGAACTTCCGCTTGGCTTCTACTGGAACCGTCGTCCATTACCATAGTGGAGCCAAGAATTAATTTACTTATTTCGCTATTAACCCGCTCTATTAACTTGTCGTAAACCCCGTAAGCATCTTGTTGCCCGTCTTTTATGTATTCGATCGTGTCCTCTAAATCCAAAACTGCAAAAGCATTTGAGCCCATTTGATCCAACATGTTGTACATGTTATCTCTTAACGCTTCGTCCCTTACTTGTGTTTTTCCTACTCTTAAAGGAGCCCCAAACATTTCAGAGAATTGAGCCCATGAGCTTAAAGCAGTCTTTTTAAATATAACTAAAGGAGCCGCTTTCATTAATAGGCCCATATCGTCACATTTTCCCGCCTCTATTAACCAAGGTTTAAACTCCCCTTTATCATAAGGATAGGAAGGACTGTTTGAATACGGGCTTTGCCTAACTTTCTTTTCTTGTTGGAATACGTATTCCCTTTTTACTATGCTTGTTTTTTCAAAATTTGAACCTATTCTTTTACCTAGCTGAATTAATGAATGACCGTAAAACTTCGAATCCAAAGCGTATTCAAGCATATCTTTAAACCAAGTTTTCTCAAATAAAATAGTCTCGTCTTTTAACTCCTCCCCGTTTTCGTCGATTATTTTAAAATCTTTACTTAATGTTTTTGATTTTCTTAACTGCATAGCCGCCGAAAGGTGGGAGTCGATAACTATATCGTTGTAAACTCTAATTAATTCGACGCTTGTCGGGCTGTATGGGTCCTCGAAACAATCAATTCCTAGCTTCCAGTCGCTTATTTCTTGGTTAAATCTTAAAAGTTGTTGCGGAATTGTTTTACTTGATATTGTTTTAGGCTTTCTTTCCGTTTCCCCCTCTTTTTTATAGATGTTCAAGTAATTTCCTAAACTGTTAGTTATGTCTTTAATTATTCCCATAGTTTACCAATCTTGCGAACCTTTTTTTGTATTGCTCCCCCATCTTAACGGCCAACCCTGCTCGTTAGGCTCGTCGTTTTTATCTAAATTTACCATTAATTTACCCGAATAGACGTCTTTGCACCATGTTTCAGCCTCTTCAAAGGCTTCAATTCGCCCCTCTGGTAAAACATTTGTATAAAGCCTCTGGAATAAATAATAAATAGCAATATTTATTGTATGTTTTAACAAACTTCTGTTTCTGTTTGTGGTAGTCTTTGCAAATTCTGCGTCGATGTCGTATCTAGCTTGTATAATTTCCCTAACCCTGTCCTCTGCGTCAAGGATAGCCTCGTCAACCAACGAATCCGTGTTGTCGGTCAACTGGTCAATCGTTGACTCGTCCAAATATCTGGTAATATCTGTTTTATCAATAAAAGCCATGAATTAAAAACGTTTTTTATGAACTCTTTTCCCAAATATAGGTTTTTTTACAATTCCGCCCCCAATAAATTGATTAAATTCTTTTTTAAGTACCTCGATATAAAGATAATCGTTAGCGTCTGACGTGTGGCCGTATTTCTCGTACCTGACTTTGCTTATCTTATCCGTTGTTTTTTCTTTAAACTTCAAACCGTCGGAAGCCTCCTTTAAGTACAAATAATCTGCTATTGAATTGATGCAGCTTTCGTTTATTGAAATACTGACGTTTTTAATGTTATTAGCAAAGATTTGGTTTATAAACTCCCCCCTGCTCTTAACCCCTGGGTTTTGTGGTGGCAACCTTAATACTGGGTTAAACTTCAATAGATAGTTTTGGGCTAGTGTGAAAAAATTCTCTCCTTTCTCTAGCTTGGTGTCGGATTTCTTGCTCGTTCTGTCCCCATATATATAAAGACCCTCTTTGTGATCTTTGTACCTTCTTTCAAACTCTTCACAAGTAGCCCTCAACGTGTTGTTTGGACTTTTCAAACAAATTTCATCTATTTGGTTTATTTCCATTGTTTCACCTTGGGCGTTTATTTGGTGAACCGTCATAGTTAAATAGGGGTTAACGTTTTCATCTAGTGATATATGAAGCGGTAAGTTAGAGTTGTAATTTAACTCTTTTACGCTGTCCAAAGTGAATGTTTTGTAAAACCTATTTCCAACCTCTCTGTTACCCCAAAGCCCTAACGTATAGATAGTGTAATAATATGGGTTCGTACGTTTTAAGTCTTCATAAGTCGCCCTTATTTCTGGGGGAAGGTGTTTATTGTCCTTGTATGTGCTATGAATTGACGTGTAACTGTATTCGGTTGTTTCCCCGTCGATTTCTATTTCTATTGTCGATCTGAAAGTTTTTTCGTTTGTATGACTGAAAAACCTCTTGTAAATCCAAAAGTCCTCAAAATTTGGTTCGTCGCTCTCTGGGTTAAAGCTAAATATTTCCTGCAGATAGTCGCCCTTTGTTGTTCTTACTGTGGTGCTTACCGTGTTAAAATCATCCTCCGTCATTTCGTTTCCCTCCTCGTACCAAACGAAATTAGGATCTTTAATAGATTTTATTTTCTCGGCTCTGTCCAACCCCCTGGCAATTAATCTATTTCCGTTTATACATTTTATTGTTAAAGGGGAAACTCTGAACTCAAAAAGACTATCTAGCCCCAGGTCGTGAATATCTTGTTTTATACTCTCGAATTGACTTTCTTTAATAGTATCGTAAACCTTTCGGACCAATATCCCCTTAAAATATGGAGCGACTAACATTCTGTAAATTATTTTTCTAGTGGCTCCAAATGTTTTTCCGGAACCCCTTCCGCCCCATAATAAAATGTATCTATCTTTATTCTCGTAAATATCTTTAAACGGAGGGTTTACAACCTTGCTAAAGTGTGGCAGATTTACTTGCATATTTTACTCCTCTTCGTCGTCTCCTATTTTAACCGTAATAATAGCCTTGGAACTATCGTCTTTATTAAACGCTCCCGTGTGTCTCGCAAGCATTTCCAAAGCTTTTATTTTGTCCTTCATTTCCAGTTTTTCAAAACCTTCAATATCGAACTCGTTAGCAAAGCCAATTTTCATCAATTCACTAATAACTTTTTCGGCGCTTAGTTCCAAATTTTTATTTCGTTTTTCCGTTAATTTCGAAATATAATCTTGAATGTACGCTTTTGCCAACGTATCGCTTCCCACTTGTCTAGCGCCTTTTTTTGTGTAACCAGCAGCGATTGCAGCCCTAGTTGCGTTAAAGTCTTTTATATACTCCTTGCAAAACATTATTTGCTTATCTGTTAACTTTGCCATATTTAATTTTGTTTATAAACATAAATAGTTTTTAATTATCATTTTCGCGTCCTCTGCGTTATCTGCCCAAGTTACAAAATTCCCCGCTTTTCTTAGTCTATCCATTTGCTCGACTTGCTCTTTACGTGGTTTTTCTCCTGGTTTTTTCATTTCTATATAACAGGCTCCAAAACCTCCTTTTGGAATTGCCATGGTTAAATCTGGGTTTCCTTTAATTAGTCCTAACGCTATTAA